AGAAGTTGTATGATATCTAAATCCATATAACTTACTTGTACCTTTCTTACCAAAAAATATAACTTGATTCTCTCTAGAATTAGCAACCATATCTACATCACTATCAAAGCTCTTACTAATTGATTTACTTTGTTCAATAACATTTGGCTCACCTTCTCTCAATACAGTTGTCATCTCCCAGAAACGATTGTACTTACCGGCGTTATCTAAGAAGGCTATTGTTGTACCAAGTGAGACAGGGTTAGATTTAAAGTTAAAATTATAAGAAGATAATGCATTGATCTTTACAGTTAGTGGACTTAAGACATCACTATCTGTAGTCAACATAAACTGTTGATTCTTAGTGAATAAAACTAAACCAGAGTTAACCTGTATACCATCATAAACAATAGCTGGATATTCAGAACTACAAGATATATCAATGTTATCTGTAGCTGTATAAGATATAGCTGACTTAGACCAAAAGTTAAAGAAGTCTCCAGGTCTAGACATGATGACATTCTCATCACTGAGCATGACAAGTCTGTTCCTAAAGAATAGTAGTTTGTTAATTGTTTTACCTACAAATGAAGCTCTAGGGTTTGTTCCATTAGTAGATGTATCTCCAACTTGTGCGGGATCATATACAACTTGTTCAACAGTGAATGTATTATCAGCCTGTCTAACAATTTGAATAGGCATGGTAGCTGAATCATATGTTGTATTATCCCCAGGCTTTACACATTCCTCCCAGACACCATCACCATCTCTACCATTATTACCAATAAACTTGACGTAATAATCATCTTCTTCAGCTTCACTATTAGCAACCTTAACTACATAACCATGTTTACATTGTTTAGGTAAGTTAGTTACATCTTTAACTTCACTAGATAGTACGTTAAGTAAATCCCCGACAGGAGTTGTTATGTTGAAAGAACTTGATGATCTGGTTATATAAATACCATTTCCTACTTGCTGAACGTCTGCATCTGCAAAAGCACTTGTAGCTGCTATCTCTGATCTAATAGCACCAAGGATACTTTCAGCAGTAACTGTAGTCTTAGTATCAAATGAAGTTGGTGTTGGACGTATTAGACCTAAATTAGCTTGTACTTTAGCTTCACTATGAGACTCAACTGTAATTTTATATTTAGCATTTTTCATCCATACATAAACTATATCACCAGTCTTCCAACCCTCACCACCATATAAAAGATCATGTGTGGTTGTGTATCTACAAATGTATTGTGGATTGGAATCACCTGACTCTGGTACAGCTTGTCCAATTGTAGCTATACGGAAGTATAAATTTTTACGATCACTAGCAGCACCTCCATTAGGTGTAACTGTATATGTATGTGCTGTTCCGTTTGCATCAGATACAGCACCAGCATCACCATGGTTAATTGAAAAGATCCGTGTATCTACATTAGGACAGTAGCTATCATCAGTATCACTAGTAGTGCCATCTCCTTCGGCTCCATGAAAGCGTCTACCACATCTACTTGTATATCCACTTGATCCAGGTAATGTACCACTTGGAGTAGCAGACCCTGTAGTTGTAGAAGTACCTCCTGAACCTGCAGCATTCATACAACCATTACTAGTATCTACTTCTCTTTCAACTTTAATTCTTGTGGCAGTTGTAGTAGTAGTAAAATGAGAAGCATCACTCCCATCTTGATCAAATAAATTAACTGAATACTGACTAGCGTAAGCAACCTTCTTTAACTCTATAAAAGCTTGTGGAGGTTGAGCAGGTTCAACTGTCGAAGACATAGCAACAGTCTTAGTTCTGTTGGTTATGTAGGTATAATCGTTAAGAGTAAGGGGTTGTAGATCCTGTTCATCTGTATGTAGTAAGTAGGACTTTAAAGATGTCTCTCTAAGTGCTGTAGTGGTTACATATTCCCATGCATTACCTCCAACTGTTACTGTTCCTGATCCGTGAGAAGGGGCTGTGCTACCTGTAGAAGTACCATCTGTTGTAGATTTATATATTTTACTATTAGCTGATACTAAACTACCTACTACATAATCAGTAGAGGTTGTCCATGCTTTTGGACTATAACTAATTTTATTATTAGCTTGAGTATATTCAGTACCATCTGCACATTTCCACATCCTTAACTCACCATCTGACTTTCTTATTTGTCCTATGTATTGTTCGTTCTCATCTCTGTAGTAATGAAACCATTTACTATCAGTAGTGAATGCACTCAACGCTCCACCTATTAACTTACCTCCAGGTCTCTTAAGCAGACCATGTGTTACATCAGGTAAGACATTCTTAGCTACTGTTAATTGTCCTGGTGTTTTTAATTCGTCTGGTTGTTCTGATATACCACTAAAATAATTAGGTATTGTTTGTGTGATTGTTGCCATTATCTACGAAGTGCATTATATGGTTGATAAGAAACATATGAACTTTCATGTGGTACTCCAAAGTATGTATGATCACCTTGATCACATTCGTATTCCATACAAGCAGCTCTAGCTTGTGCCTCTTGTACTTGTAATAACTGAACTAATTGAGGGTTTGAAACAAGCTGTGTATTCGCTCTTACACATGATCTATAGATTACATATCGTTGAAATACTGGTGGTATATTATCAAAGGTGAATAGGTGAGTTATATCTAAAAAGACATCATTTTCAAACTCATAAGTATGTTCTACTAAATCATATAATTTTCCATTTCTCCTAACTACATCCATAGTTTTATCATGACCTTCATGTAAGTCATATCTAAGATATGTATTAGGTATTGTTATTTCTTTACTTGCATTAGGTGAAACTTTTACATGGTATTCTTTATTAAAGTGCCATCCTTCATTCTGTACATCTTTATTTACTTCACTAAAGATGTTATATATAAATGCAATCTCTGGATTCTCAAAATTAAGAGTAGTAATTGGAGATTGACCAATGCTACCCAAGATTGAATTTACTGCGGATAGTTCTGTATCGTTATCAATTGTAGTAGGCATAAGTTATATAAATAAAAAAAAAGAGAGCCATAAAGACTCTCTTGTATAAATAGTTAAAACGCAGTTGGAGCTGAGTTTGTTGTATGTAACTCAACAGCACAAGCTGGGTTTAAGTAGTCTGCACCCATTGCAAGACGACCAAGGATTACATCACCTTGATAGATAACGGATACATCACCAGATGTTACTTGAACTTGTGGTCCGATAGCTTCGACAACACCAGCGGCTTCTTTCTGGAAGATAAGTCCACATGATGTAGAGAAGTCTCCACCTAAACCATAGTCATTATTAACACCAGGATTTCTTACTGTACAAGCTGTACCACCTGAAACAGTTCCACTTGCAGAGTCAGTGATGGTAAATGTATTAGCATCAGCAACAGTAGCAATGGTATAAGTACCTGTAGTACCTCCACCAGCAGTAGCTGTGAAGACTACTGAATCGCCAACAACAAAGCCATGACCATTAAGTGTCACTGTGATTGTTGAAGAACTTCTTGCATAAGTAGCAGTATGAGTTCCTGTACCAGCACCTATAGTCTGACCAACAAATGAACCAGCATTATCTATAGTCGAAGATGTACCGAACTTACCTTGGAAAGGTATGTTCATTGACTTGTAAATCTTGATACCAGCTATTTCAACAATACCTTGACCAGATTGTAAGGATGAACCTTGTACATCACGGTTTACTAGACCACTGTCACCAGTTTGTTGGATAAGTGCATAGTACTGACGTGGAGACAATACAGCTACTCTTCCTTGTGAACTTACACCTTTCTCATCGAGAATAGCAGCACCATCATAGAAGGCTGTAACAAGCTTAGCCGCATCAAGTGCATCAGCAGCAGCACCTGAACCTGAACCAACTTGAAGAGTTGTTCCACCTGGCTCTACCTTACCTGACGCTGATATTGGAGAAGCTTTACGAGCACCACGAGTGATTGCTCTGAAGATATTTCTATCGTATGTCTCAGCTAAGCTGTAGCCGATCTTCTTAGATATCTCACCACGAAGCTCATAATGAGCAAGTGTCTCATCTAAATTATAAACAAACGCTGAACTAACAAGAAGATCGTCCATGACGATAGTCTTCTCAGCTACTGGCATTGAATTCTCTTGACCGAGAATTGGGGTTCCTGGTTGATGATAGGAACTTGAAAGACGACCCGTGTAGATGAACTGTAAAGATTTACCGTTCTTTAGGGTACGCTTCATTACAAGATCCCTAGCAATTGTATTGTGCTGGAATCCTTTGAACAGCTCACCACTGAACAATTTCAGATAGGTTCCATACTTGGTATCGTAATCAGTACCAAGTGATAATGGAGTAGAAGCTGTACTATTAATCCTACCTAAAGCGGTAGTAGGAGCATTAGCCATTTTTCTTTTACTTTAAAATGTATTGAATGTATATTTACCTGTTTGCGCAAATTAGATTAATCGTTTTTGTGGTCTATCCCACCGTCTAGACGGCTAATAGGTATCCTGCGTACA